CCTACATTAGGATTTCCAGAAACAACATTAAGTCCAACTATTAAATCTACATCTGGAACAAGTCCAGATGGAACTCAAAGTTCATTTACTAAAGCAAGTACAGGTGTATCGTTTGATTTAAATGAAAATTATAATTTTAATGTTCCAAAATTAATTGCATCTGGTATTAATGAAACAAATGAAATGTCTGCTGTTAAATCATTATCATTAGATTTTGTATTAAATAGTACAAGTGAATATGTTTCACCATATATTGATTTAGACCGAAAATCACTTGTTTGTGTTGCAAATAGAATAACAAATGTAGATAGTTCATCTGATGTTTATCCAACAAGTGACTTTGTTGATGCAATCGAACCAGAAGGCGATAGTGGAGAAACAGTTTATATAACTAGAAAGGTTGGGTTGAAGAGTCCTGCTAGTTCATTAAGAGTTATTCTTGATGCACATAAACCTTCTACTGCTGATATTAAAGTTATGTATAAAATTCTAAGGTCAGATGACGCATCTAACTTTGATGATTTGGGTTGGGTATATTTTAATAGTACAGGAACTACTGATGATACGGTAAGTGCAAATACTACGAAAGATGATTTTACTGAATATCAATATACTGCAGGTAAAAAAGATGATGGTACAGGAAGTGCATTAGATGGGTTTATTTCATTTGCAATTAAGATTAAAATGCAAGGAACAAATTGTGCTGAAGTACCAAGAATAAAAGATTTAAGGGCGTTGGCACTAGCAACATAAAACTATGAGTGGAACAATACCAGTAAAAGATAAATCGGATTTATCAAGAGATGTTCATTCTAATGCGATTATTAACACGAATAGAAATGCATACGAAATGGCAGTTAAACGGTCAAGAGATGCACAAAGACAAAGAGATGAAATTAGAGAAGCAAGCAGAGAAATAAACACATTAAAAACTGAAATGCAAGAAATTAAATCTCTTTTACTTAAATTAGTTAACACCCCTTAGTCGTTTATTGGTCAATTTTCTTTATAAATATAAACAAAGGAAGAAGTAAATGGCAACACCAACAACAAAAGCAACACTTAAACAATACTGTTTAAGAGCATTAGGACAACCAGTCATTGAAATTAATGTTGATGACGACCAATGTGATGATAGAGTTGAAGAAGCTCTTCAATATTTTCAAGAATATCACTATAATGGTGTAGAAAGGGTTTTTCTTAAACACGTAATGACCGCTGCAGATTTAACAAGAGGTCAAGCAAACGATACTGCTGCAACTGCAACAGATGATAAAGATGGTTCAACAACTGCTGATTGGGTAGAACAAAAAGGATGGATACCAGTTCCAGATACAGTTTTATCCGTTGTTAGAGTTTTTCCTTTTGATGATAGTTCAACAAATAATATATTTGATGTAAAATACCAATTAAGATTAAATGATTTATATGATTTTTCTTCTACATCTATTATGCATTATAAAATGACAATGCAACATTTATCTTTTATAAATCAAATGTTAGTTGGAGAAATTCCACTAAGACATAATCAACATCAAAACAGATTGTATATAGATATGGATTGGACAAATGATATTGCTGCTGGTGAATATTTAATTATCGAAGCATATAGACAACTCGACCCAGATACTTATAGTTCTATATGGAACGATATGTATTTTAAAAGATATGCAACTGCATTAATAAAAAAACAATGGGGAAACAATCTACTTAAATTTAGGGGTATGCAAATGTTAGGTGGTGTTGAAATTAATGGTGAAACCATTCTTACTGAAGCAAAAGAAGAACTAGAAAAACTTCATGAAGAAATAAAACTGGCATATGATGTACCACCAATGGTTCAAATAGGATAGATAAATGGCGCCCACAAATGTGTATTTTGATACTGGAACTCAATCAGAACAAGACCTTTACGAAGCTATAGCTATAGAACAAATAAGAATACAAGGTCAAGAAGTATATTACTTACCAAGAACACTTGTAAAGGAAGATAATCTTTTTTATGAAGATACTCTTTCTAAATTTGATGATGCCTATTTAATCGAAATGGTATTCAACGAAGTTGATGGTTTCGGTGGCGAAAAAGAATTAATGGGCAAATTCGGTTTAGAAATGAGAGAGGAATGTTCTTTTACAGTTTCAAGAAGAAGATTCGATGAACTAGTTGGAACTGATTCTAATATCATAGTCTCATCAAGACCAAATGAAGGCGATGTAATTTACTTCCCAACATTAAATAAAATGTTTGAAATAACATTTGTTGACCATGATGACCCATTCTATCAAGTACAAAATAGACCTACCTATAGATTAAGTTGTAGAACATTTGAATATTCAAGTGAAATTATTGATACAGATATTGCAGAAATAGATGCTGTAGAAACAACATTTACAAGAGACTCAATGCAGTATCAAGTTTCAATGGAACAAAGTGGTACATATACAGAAAGTTTCTTATTAGAAGATTCAACTGGTGGAGAGAATTTAATATTAGACGGAACAGATGGTTCTAGTACAAATGCTGGTAGTGATATACAAGGTGAATCTGAATACTTATCTGGTGCGATTCTTGCAGAAGATACTGAACAATCAAGAATTGATTTCTATGATAATTTTGGTTTATCATTTATAGTTGACGAAAGAATTGTCGGTGCAAGTTCTGGTGCTATTGGATATGTATTAGATATATTAGACCCAATGGCATATACTTTAATTACTTCAACAGAATTTACAGATGGTGAAACTTTTACTGGACAAACCAGTCAAACCACTGCAAAAATAAAAGAATTAATAGGAACAAAACACTATATAGTTAAAGAAGATTATATAGTAGGAGACCAAAGTTCAGATTATAAAGCACAAAATGAATACATTGATACACTTGATGATAGCATTTTTGATTTTTCTGAATCGAATCCATTCTCAGAAGGTGGATTATAGGAGTTATAAATTATGTTAGGGCAATCACAATTTTATCACGAAACAATTAGAAAACTAGTAGTAGCTTTCGGAAGTATGTTTAATGACATTCACTTAGTTCGTAAGAACAATGCTGGTGTTATTACACAAACTATGAAAGTTCCACTTGCATACGGACCAAAACAAAAGTTTCTTGCAAGACTTAGACAGGATGCAAGTTTAGATAATAAAGTTTCAGTAACTTTACCTCGTATTGGTTTTGAAATAACTGGTTTAACTTATGACCCAGCAAGAAAATTAAATCGTGTTCAAAAATTTAAAAAAGTTAAAAGTGGTAGTGATAAAAAATTAGATACTCAATACATGCCTGTTCCTTATAATTTAGAATTTTCATTATCTATCATGTCAAAAAATAGTGATGATGGATTACAAATACTAGAACAAATACTTCCATACTTTCAACCAGATTATACTGTAACAATTAATGATAATGTTGCAATGGATTCTAAAAGAGATATTCCTATTATATTAAATAGTATTAATTATGAAGATAGTTACGAGGGGGATTTTGCTTCAAGACGTTCTATAATATATAATCTTTCTTTCACATTGAAATTTTATTTATATGGGCCAGTTACTTCAACAAGTATTATCAAAACTGTGCAAGTCGACCAATATGCAGACTTGCCTGATAAATCTCCTACAAGAGAACAGAGATATACAGTTACACCTGACCCAACATCAGCCGATGCTGATGATGATTTTGGATTTAATGAAACAACATCTGTTTATCAAGATGCAAAAGATTATAATCCGATTACAGGTTCTGACGAATAAATACTTCTGTAGGATAATATTATGAGTATTGATGAAAAGATAAATGAATCATTAGGTATCGTTGGCGATATAAAAACCTCTATGCCTGAAGATAATAAAGTTATTCCCCGACCATCTGGTGATGACGAAAAAGAAATTGACTACAAGTATAGTCGTGAAAATTTCTATAACCTAATTGAAAGAGGTCAAGAAGCAATTGATGGTATTATCACTCTTGCAAAAGAATCAGAACATCCAAGAACATATGAAGTTGCTGGACAATTAATTAAAAATGTTGCTGAAGTAACAGAAAAATTAATGCAACTTCAAAATGATATGAAAAAATTAAAAGAAGTTCCTAGTAATGCACCAAAAA